TCTCTTCTGGAGAAATTCTGAACTTCATCAGCACATACAAATTTTGCAGAGAAGTGAAGACCTCTTGCAAAATTGATAGGACAAATTGTTAAACGATTATCTTTTTCGAGTCTGTCTAATTGAGGTTTGCAGAGAAGTTCTTCAAACTTGTCATGAAAAGGTGTTAGATAAACATTAAACTTTTCAGCAATATCACCGGGCAAAAATCCAAGCTTTGAATCTGATGATTCAACCGCTGATCTTACAAGAACAAGATCTGATATTCGTCTCATGTTAAGAAGACTCAGACCACAATACATTGCAAGAGTTGTTTTTGATGTTCCTGCTGGGCCTTTAAGTAAGAGAACTTTTGTTCCTTTATCTAAAAATCTAGCAATGATTTCTTTTTGCTTATCTGTCCAAGGAAGTTGTTTAATAGATAAATCAAATGCTATTTTATCTCTTTGAAAGACATATGGTGAACTGTCTTTGTTTTCAACACCTTCAGATGTTACTGTTGTTTCGTGAACGGTTCTGCCAGATTGTTTTCTGTTAGAACCCTTTTTAGGGCGCAATTTTTTGCTCATGAATTTTTACACTTTAAAATATAAAGTGGTATTAATACTTATTAAGAACTTGGTTGATTTAAAGGATTATACTGTGTTGCATTTGGTTGTTCTGAAGTATTTTCAGAAGTTTTGCTAGAAGTATTCTTATCTGATGTATTTTGTTGAGTTTGCTCTTTTGGCTTTAGTTTATCAGCAACAGAAAGGAAAGCTTCCTTTTCATGATCTTCCAGATTTGGATTATCTGGATTTTGTTTGATTTTATCAAATGCACTATGTAGAGGATTTGAAGAATCATCAGTTGATGTTCCAAAAAGTTGGCTGGTTAGAGCTTTTGCATTAGCATTGGCATTGACTTGACCACTATTATTCAGTGCTTTATCTATAACATCAACTGCCTGTTTTATTGCTGAATTATTAGGATCTTGAATTCCTGCTTCTAATAAGTTTGCTAAAGAATTTTTAAGAATTTTATTAAATTTGCTCATTGCTTAAATAATTATACTAGTAATCGGTTTTTTAAACAAATAAAAAATAATAATCAAAATGGTTACAAATAAAAGGTAAATAATAGTATAAATTTATGTCAACAATATCAATAGCATCACCCGGCGTACAAATCAATGAAATTGATTTAAGTCTTATTGCTCGTCCATCTGGAGCAACTAATGTATTCATTACAGGATTTGCAAACCAAGGACCAACTGATGAAATCATCAATGTTGGAAGTATTTCAGAATATGAAGACACCTTTGGTTTACCAACAAATGCAGCAGAAAGATATCTTTATCACTCTGCTCGTCAAATTTTAACAACATCTCCTGCTAATCTTTTAGTAACAAGAATGCCTTATGGATCTGGTGCAGGAGAGGGTTATGCTAACCAACACACAGCACTTGTTTATGCAATTTCTGCTGATGCATCTACCTATCAAAATGCTTCTGCATATAATATAATGGCTCCTGTTTCTATTCTTTTAACAGATGATCAATATCTACAGTTAATTGAAAATAATGTAACATGGAATAGTACAAATCCATATTTCAATGGTGGAGCATTTAGTATTAATACATTTGCCGACATAACCAGTTATGGTGGTCTTGTAGTTTTAGATTCTACAAAAACAAGTGTTGATAATCTTAACCAAGGTTATTATATTGCTCTTGCTGATAATTCAAACAATAACCCAGCAACTGATTTCAATTGTGTAACAAGTGTACAAGCAGCAAATTCTATTGCAGGTATTAAGCAATCATTCACATCTGTTGCTAGTGCAAGATTTAACTTTACATTAACACAAGCTTTCTCTGCTGGTGGAACAAGTCTTTCTTATATAATCGAACAGTTCCCAAGACAATATGACTTCGGAGCTAAAATTTACAATGATTGTATTACATTAGCTGTATTTAAGATTCGTACATCCACTTATGCACAGGATACAGTTGTTCTTGATGCTTCCTTACAAGAAGGATATACCGGATCATTCAATGCATTAAGAACACAAAACAATGTTAATGGTGGAGCCCCTGTGACATTTGCTTTAAATAATATTGTTAATACAAGATCTTCAAATATTAAAGCACTTATCAATCCTTGGATTTCTACAACAGGACAATGGACAGATTCTGTAGGAAATCCTGCCAAGAAAGTAAGAGTAGATAATTCTGCAAAGAGTCTTTATTCCAATGGTGTTTATATTTCCAATACAGATCAGATAGCAAATGATGTTGGTAATATTCCACAGAAACTTCAGAGAACTCTCCAAAGAATTGATGATCTCGATGTTAATCTTGATGTTGTAGCAGAAGCTGGACTCGGAACAATCTGGTACGGAGCATCTACAAAACAAAAAAATGCAGATGCTTCAACTTTTGCTGCATATGGAAGTGCAATGTTCTTTGATGAAAATTATTATACAGACATTTCTGCATTGACTGCACAGACAGGAGATGCTGTTGTTACAAAATATTCTGATGTAATCAGTCAGTTTGTATCTTTTGCAAATAATACAAGAAAAGATCATGTGTTTATTGCTGATCCTTTAAGATTTATTTTCGTACAAGGAAAAACAAAAATAGTTTCTACAAAGAATTATGTATATTCACAAAATATATACTGGCCTTTAAAGAATCTCTTTGCTGGAAATGTATCAAGTTATGCAGCAACTTATGGAAATTGGTTGTTAGTTAATGATACTGCTTCAAATAGCAAAGTTTGGGTTCCTTCTTCTGGATTTGCAGCAGCAATATTTGCTTCAACTTCTCAGCAAAATTATCCTTGGTCAGCACCAGCAGGATTCAATCGTGCTGTCCTTTCAAATGTTATTGATATCGCAGTCAATCCTACACAGAAGCAACGTGATTTACTCTACAAAATAAATGTAAATCCAATTGCATTCTTCCCCGGTGATGGATTTGTAATATATGGTCAGAAGACACTATATACAAAACCATCAGCCTTTGATAGAATCAATGTAAGAAGACTCTTCTTAACACTTGAAAAAACTACAAAGAATCTTCTTAAGTACTATGTATTTGAACCAAATACATTTACTACAAGAACAAGACTTGCTAATTCTCTTGCTCCTGTCTTTGATAAAGCAAAGAATTCCGATGGTCTTTATGACTATAAAATCGTATGTGATGAGCGTAATAATACTCCTGATGTAATTGATAATAATCAATTGAATATTTCAATCTACATCCAGCCAGTAAGAACCGCTGAATTCATCCTCTGTGACTTCATTGCAACCCGCACTGGAGTAAACTTTGACGAATTAATAGGACAGAATATATTCTAAAGGATAAATATTTTATATGGCAAACTTATTCCAAAACCAAGACATTAATAGCTTCTACCAAACAGCAATTGCAAAAGATTTTGCTAGACAGAATCTTTTCCGAGTGCTTTATATAAACTCAGGATCAACTGGGATTGTATTTAATCAAACTGATAATGTTTATGTAACATCAACTGCTCTTCCATCAAGAGCGATTAAAAACATCCCAGTTCCTTTCATGGGCCTTCAATTTAATGTTCCCGGTACTGCTAATTATCCCGGAAGTGATAGTTGGCAGATTACATTCAGAATGCCACAGGATCTTTCTATTCGTGCAAAGCTTGAACTTTGGACTCGTGGTACATTTGATGATGCACAGAGTACTGGTGCATATGAAGTTAAAAATCTTGGAAGTGTAGGTCTTGCTTTAATGGGTAAGAATGGTCAAGTTCTTAGATTCTACAATTTAGTTGGTGCATATTGTGTAAACATTGGTCAATATACATTGAATACAACAACCGCTGGTGAAATTGTAGAACAGCAAGCAACAATTGCTTATCAATACTGGATTCAGCCAGAATCTTCACCATTAGCAGTAGGTGCTTAATTCTATTAAAGCCATTTAGGATAAGTATTCTAAATGGCTAATAAAAGTCCTTACAGATATTATCTAGACGTATTAAGCAATTGGTCTACGACCATTGCTTTAGAAAGTCAGTGGTTTGTTTCTTTTAATTTCGGATCTGTAGCTTCTACAACAGGTCTATTAAAGAGTAATATATCAGATACTTTAAGGAATTTAGAAGCTGGTTCTAGTGATACATATTGGGATATTAAACCAAGTATCCTAAATGATCTGTTAGCACCTAAAAATCAAGATACACCTAGTTCTCTTATAGGTTGTGTGTTTGTAAGAGAAGTAAAATTAGTAGGTGAAAGAATAAAAGCTGGTAATGAAGGTTTAGATTATGGTGGATATCAGGCTCCTGCTACAACATCTGGTAGACAAGCATACGAAAAATTAAGAATAACCTTTTTAGAAACCAATAGTTCTTTTATTGATTTTGTTTTAAGACCTTGGAGTATATTAGTAGGTTATTATGGACTCGTAGCAAGACCTGATAATTCATCAAAAATTGTAAAGTGTCCTTATATTGATATAATCAATATAGCTAAAACTGGTCCTAAAACTCCTTCCATAAAAAGAAAAATCACAAGATTTCATAATGTAGCCCCAATATCGGTCACAGGTCTTACTAATACATATGCAAGTGAAGCTATACAAACTTCATCTGTAGAATTTGTATATGATTATTACTCTGTACTTTCAGCAGAAACTAGTGATAGTATCAATACTTCTAGTGCAACTACTGCTGCTGCAAATACTCAAAATGTTTTTGTTAATTCTACTGCTCCAAATGGTTTAAAACCTTATACACCAGTATTTTCAGAAAATCAAACACTTTCTCAACAAGTTCAAAATTTACCACAAACACCCGGTACTATTATTTCACCTACTATAAATTCATTCCCTTCAACTCCATTTCAGTTAAATCCTACTACAAAGTAGAAAATATATAACTTTATACTAAAGTATTAAGATGGATTATTATTTATATAATGTTGATATGCCATTTTCTGGTATACAACTTTCTTACAGGGAATTAAATTCAAAAGATCAATTAACATTAGCTAGAATCAATGCTTTATTGCCTTTTGAGGATGAAAACTTTTTAGAATATTCTAGAATTTTAAATAAAATTATATCAAATTGTGTAGAAAATAAAGAAGATATAAAAAAATTAAACTTTATAGATTTTATTCTTTTTTTAACAAAATTAAGAATAGTTTCTATTGGTAGTGAATTTAATCTGAGTTTTAAAAATGACGAAGATTCAACAGAAAAAGAAACAAAATATAGTATGGATTTAAATTTTTTTATGAAAAATCTATATGATTTTTCTTTAAAAAAGATTTCAGAAAACATTATAGATCATAAAAACATAAAAATAAAATTAGATTATCCTAACATAAATTCAGAAAAAATTTTCTTTACAAAAAATGATAATAATGATTATGATCATATCTTATATACAATAACCGAATTTATAAAAGAAATACATATAAACGGTAAAAAAATAGAATTTTCAAATTTTGATTTAAAACAAAAAAATGAAATATATCAAAAATTACCAATAACTATAAAAAACATAGTAGAAGAAAAAATAATAAACATATTGAAAGATTTTTCTGATACTAATTTTTTTGGTATAGAAAAAATGAATTATTTCAATTTTAATTTTTATAATAAAAAACACCAAGAATTTTTTAGATTTATACTTTCTGGTAACTTAAGAGAAATATATCAGGATTATTATGTTCTTGCTTCTAAACAAATAAATCCATTTTATGTGGATAATTTAGCAATAAGTGAAAGAAAGGTGTTTATCTCTTTTGTAAAAGAAGAGATGAAAGCTATGGAAGATAATAACAAATCTATGGATATGCCTTCAAATGATGAAAATACAACAGATTTAAGCAATTTAATGGCTGAATTTGGAGAGGTTTAGAGTAATTAATCTTATGACTACCGAAAACGACACAACATCCACTATTATGGACTTTAATGAAGCATTGAATGTTTTAGATAATGCTTCCTCAGAATCTTTTGTAAAAGAAGCATGGGTTCCTTCTTTAAATAGAACAGTAAAGGTAAAAGAACTCAATGCAAAACAACAAAAATCTTTAATCGAATCTGCTATAGATAGTACTGATTTGAAATTTACTTTTTCTAAAGTTTTTTATAATATTCTATTAGAAAATGTTTTAGAAGACAAATCTGTTATCGATTCCTTTACAATAATTGATAAGAATTCCATAGCTTTTAGTATGAGATCTCAACTCTCAGATACTATTAATATTGTCTTTCAAGAAGAACCAAGAGTAGAAAATAAAGTAGTTATAAGTGATATTTTAGAAAAATTTAAAAACTATACCCATCCAGAACCAGAAAAAATAGTATTTTCAAAAGATACTTTTGAAATACAAGTTGATATAAAATCTCCCTATTATTCAGAAGAAGTTCAGCAAGACCCTGTTTATTATGGAGAAACAAAAAACAAAGACAAAGCCGAAGAGATAAAAAATATCATTGTTGGAACATTTTTAGGAGAAACTGCAAAATATATTAATGAAATAACCATAAATGGTAATATTCTTGGTTATAATTCTCTTACAATTAAACAAAAGTTACAATTTGTTGAAAAGTTGCCAGCTAGTTTAATACAGAATATTATTGATAAAATAGCTAATATTAAGACTAATTTAGAGAAATTAAGCACTGTATCATATGAAGATCATACAAAACTGATTAATGTAGACAGTCTTCTTTTTGTTAATACATAACATATAAAATATCCATTTAGATTAAGTATTCTATATGGATTTAACAGCTTTACAAGAAAAGCTATATAAAGAATTAGATAACTTTGGTACTATAAAGATAACCGATGTTGTTAAAATTCTTATTGGTATAGATCCAGATTCAAAGGATAGTGAAAAAACAACTGATGATATTAAAAGATCAATAAGAAATGTATTAGATAATACAGAAAAGCTTGTTTCTGAATTAGAAAAATCCAAATCATTAAAATCTTCTAGTGACTTGTTAAGTCTTTTAATAGGTGTAGAAATTCCACAGAAATCGCCCTTAAAGGCAATAGATCAAGAACTTGTATCCAATATATACAAAAAACTTTTACAATATAATATAGATTTAGAAACAGTTTCTGAAAATTCTGAGTCTCTTTTTAAATTACAAAAAAATGTAGAATCTAGTTTAACAGAAAAGACAAAAAATATAATAGAAAAACTTTCTGGTATTGGTGAATTTAACCTTCCTGAAAGTTTTATAAAAAAGCAAGAAGAAAGAATAAAACCAGAATCTGGTTTAGAACTAGTACCTAAAAATTATTTTAATGAAGATTTAAAAAATACATTGGAGCTTTATTCTACAAGTATGGCTCCTATTATAGAATTAATACATAGTTTGGTGAATTATTCTAATTCAGAATTTAAGTCTATAAAACAAGAACCAAAATTATTAAATTCTGAAACTATAGAAGGAGAATTTGAAGTATTAAATGAAAAGGAAGAAAAAAATCCAAAAAAACAAAATAATGTTTTAGCAAATTTGTATGATATAAATAAAGAAAAACTACAAGAAGAAGAATTAGAAAACCCAGTAACATATGAACAAAAACCAAAGGATGTTGTTGTTACGAACATTACAGATGATGCTCTTGAAAAAATAATTAAAGCATTATCAAAAATGCAAAATGAATCTACTAATAAAATTATTAGTGACAAATTAGAAAAACTTTTAAAAGAAAAAGAAGAAGAAGGAGATAAATCTGGAGGATTAATCGAAGGTGGATTACTTGGAGGTGGATTGCTTGGAGGAATATTTTCAAGAATATTTGGTAATAAAAGAACAAGAGGTAGAGGAGTTAGAGGAGGTTTAGGTAGAAAAATAACAAAACCCGGAAAACTTATGGGATTACTAAAATGGTCTACTTTTGCAGTTGTAGGTTTAGAATTATTTGGTCATAAAATAATAGAAATAACGGATAACCTAATGAATGCACATGGCACTTTGGTTAATTTTGTTGATCAGATAATGAATAGACTAAAACCTATAACCGATGTTATAGAAACTATTGCAAATACATTTTTAGCTTTTGATGTTTTAAAAATGACAGGTGTGTTTAAAACTCTTTCGAAAATTCCAAGAATAGGTGGATTGATATCAAGTATAGAAACAGCTGGTACAGCAATTTCTAGTCTTGGTCTTAAAGCTTTAGGAGCAATTGCTGCTTTTGAAGCAACAGAATATTTATTAAGAAATTTTGTAGTTACTAATATTAAAAACCCCGGTTTACAAAATGCTGCTGGTGCATTGACTGATATTGCAGCTGGTGCAGCAGCAGGAGCAACATTTGGTCCTCAAGGAGCTTTAATCGGAGGAATAGCTGGCGGTGCTTTTAGTATTGGTAAAAATATATACTATACAGGAAAAGAATGGATGGAATCTATGGATTATGAAAAAAAATCTAAAGAAGCAGAAAAAGATATGTATGAACGTTTAGCAAAAAAAGGAATCAGTATTAAAGAAGTTCCTAATACTCCTTTTATTCAAGAAGGAGGTAAATTAAAAATAAATCCAAATTATCATAATGATGATCAGATCAGATATAATATCGAAAGAAATAAAATTAAAACAATAGAAGGAGAAAAACCTCCTATCATATTAAAACCAATTAAACCAAAAGCAACACCAACCCCAATTCCTTCTGGTTATGAAATGCCACATACCGATTTTTCATTATATCCAAAACAATCATCCATTTCTATTCCTGAAAAAGTAGCAGCAGAAAAAACAGTAGAAAAGATACCATTTATGTTAGGTTTGGATGATCATTCTATTAATCTATTAACATCTTCTATTATATCAGGTATTGCAAGTATAAACAAAGAACCTATAAGTATCAGTACTTCGGTTCAAGGATCGGGAAGTGGTGGTAATAGTAGAGATGAAATTTGGGAACATAAACTTTTATATAAACAAAGAGGAGCAATGATATAATATGGCTTATAATTATAATTATTTTACAATAGAACCAGCTTCTTATTCTGCTTCTGTTGCTGGTATAAAAGTAAACACTAAATATCCTAAAATAAAACCATCTGGATTGGGTGGAGGATATATAGATGTTTTAAATCATCATAGATGGAAAAATTCTGGATTTATAAGTGAAGTCCCTTCTGTTTTTTTAAAAGAATATGAATTATCATTTGGTAAATGGACATCTAATGTTTTAGCTTCATTAAATAATATAGCTAATGTAACATCAATTGATCAAAACAGCCCATATAATGATCCTTATGGATTTTTATATGTTGGAGAACCAACAAAGTTTAGTTATCTTTTACCTCAATTAATTAAACCCGGAAGTACATTAAAAGGAAAAACAGTTAATAGATGGAAAGATCAATCTGCTTTATTAAAAAATAGTAGTTTTTTACAAAAAGTTTCAAAAGGTTTAGAAATTGCAGGATCTATTCTTTCTCCCGGTCTTGGAACAGAAAAGGTAATGGAATTTGCTGGTACTAATCCTAAAAGTATAACCATAGAATTCCCTTTATATAATACTTTTGATATACAAGGTGCTGTTGATAATTTTAGTTTTGTTTCTTTATTTGGTATACAAAATTTAAAAACAAGAACTAGTTTTTTAACTTATATACCACCCAAAATATATTCAGTAGAATCAACCTCATGGGGAGGTGTATTCATGCCAGCAGCATATGTTAGTGAATTTGATGTGGTTTCTATAGGTACAACAAGAGCTATATCTTGGAGAGATATTAAGCTTACTGGTGGACTTCTTAATGGTAGTACTGTTGCGGCTACTGCTGATTCTATACTTTTACCCGAAGCATATAAAGTTAAAATTACTTTAACAGAACTTATACCAGAAAGTAGTAATATAATGGGTGGAGCTTTAGGTATGGATAATAAACTTAATCTTATAAAAGATCCTAGTCAAGTGCCAGCTAGTGCTAATCCAGAACCCCAACAATCTAACGCAACGCCATTTGCACCACCCGCCTGATAGTATACCTCATAGATGATAATATGAAACAACAAAATTTTACAGATTTACCTTCATTATCAATGTATAGATATGAAAATTTTTTTAATATCTATAGTGATAAAAATGGAAATAGATTTTATAATTTAATAAAATCCATAAATGTTGTTGCATCTCAAAATACAGATGTTGAAGATGTTTATTATACAAAACCTAATGATACATGGCCTTTAATATCTTATAAATATTATAATACTATGGAACTTTGGTGGTTGGTATGTGCTTATAATGATATATCAAATCCTACAAAAATGCCAGAATTGGGTACTCAGATTAAATTATTAAAGCCTTCTTATGTTTCGTTTGTAATAGGTCAACTAAGTACAAACTGATATGCCTAGAAAAAAACAACCAGAAAATAATCCTCTGGATGATCTTAATATAGAGGATATATTGGTAGATGGAAAATTTTACCAAGGTAATGAAAACATTCTTCGTAAGGATGCCACATTTAAGTGGACTGAAGAAATGGTTGAAGAAATTAAGCTTTGTGCAAAAAGCGTTTTGCACTTTGCTGAAAATCACTTTTATATTATTACAGAAGATGGTAAACAAAAGATTAAACTTTATAAGTATCAAAAGAATCTTCTAAAAGCATTTAAAGCTAATAGATTTAATGTTATTCTATCTAGCCGTCAGAGTGGTAAGACTACTACAATTACTATTTTTGCTCTTTGGTTGGTTTGTTTTCAATCTGATAAAAGAGTTACAATTGTTGCTAATAAAGAATCAACAGCCAAGGAAATATTTGCCAGAATTAAAATGGCATATGAACAGCTTCCAATTTATTTAAAACCAAACATCAAGTCTTGGAGAAAAGACGGTTTTAATCTTGGTAATGATTCTGCTATAACAATTAGTACTACATCTTCTTCTGGTCCCCGTGGTGTTACTAGTAATCTTTTGATCATTGATGAGATGGCTCACTGTCCAAATGATCTCATGCAAGAACTTTGGAAGTCAGCTATTCCTATTATTTCTTCCATGAAGAAATCTCAAGTTATAGTCATTAGTACGGCTAATGGTGTTCAGAATAAATTCTATGAACTTGTAGAAGATTCTAAAAAGAAAGATAGCATTTGGAATTTAGAAGTTGTTAATTGGTGGGATGTTCCCGGTAGAGATGAAGATTGGAAAACAAGAGAAATAGCACTCATAGGATCAAAAGAAGTGTTTGATCAAGAATATGGAAATGTTTTCCATGATCCTAATAAAAGTGTTATTGATGAAGAATATCTATCAAAATTAAAATCAGAATGTCCAGAACCTATTCTTGTTTTAGATGAAGGTGCATATAAAATTTTTGATCTACCAAATCCCGAAGGTTTTTATGTAGTAGGTGTTGATATTGGAGAGGGTATAGGAAGAAGTAATACTGTTGCTCAGATTCTTGATGTTTCTGATCTACAAAACATAAAACAATCTGCTATTTTTGCTTCTAATAATATCAATCCTTATCATTTTGGAACTAGACTTATGGGTATTTTACAAGATTGGGGAAGACCTCCAGTTCTTGTAGAAAATAATAATAATGGATTGGAAGTTCTTAATGTTTTAGCTCGTACTCATAACTATGAGAATATAGTCACATATAGTTTTGAAGGTATGAGTAAACACTATAATAATGATAGTAGATTAGGTATTCATAATCATACAAATACAAGATATAAGGGTATAACTAATTTTAGATATTGGGTTAATAGCTTAAAAGCAGTTAAAATTAATGACATTGATACTATTTTAGAAATAAACAATTTCATTAGACTTGCTAACTATACCTATAGTAAAAAATCAGAAAAAGACTTAGATGATAGGGTATTTGGAATGATTTGGGCATTGTTTAT